TAGCAGTTTCTCGACGACAAGGCAAAACGTACATCGCCAATATCATTGGACAGCTCGTGTCTTTGGTACCTGGCTCCAACATTTTAATCATGTCTCCCAACTACTCCTTGTCTCAGATCTCTTTTGATCTACAAAGAAACTTGATTAAACACTTTGACTTAGAAGTTACAAAAGATAACGCAAAAGACAAAGTTATCGAAATATCTAACGGCTCCACAGTAAGAATGGGTTCTATCAATCAGGTAGACTCTTGTGTGGGTCGCTCTTATGACTTAATTATATTTGACGAAGCCGCACTAGCGGATGGAAAGGATGCCTTCAATGTTGCACTGCGCCCTACACTTGATAAAGACAATTCTAAAGCCATTTTTATATCTACTCCCCGTGGCCGTAATAACTGGTTTTCTGAGTTTTTCTATAGAGGATTCTCCGATGAGTTCCCTGAATGGTGTAGTATACGTGCAACTTATAAAGATAACCCCAGAATGAGTGAAACAGACATCGCAGAAGCACGTAAGTCGATGTCAGAGGCAGAGTTTAGACAAGAATATGAAGCAGACTTCAACACATACGAAGGACAAATCTGGAAGTTCAACTTTGAGACACAAGTCAAGGACTTCTCACAGCTCGATACTAGCAAGATGGATGTCTTCGCGGGGTTGGATGTCGGCTACAAAGACCCAACAGCCATGTGTGTTATTGCGTACGATTGGGATAAAGAACAATACTATTTGGTGGACGAATACTTCGACGCTGAAAAAACTACTGAACAGCACGCTGCCGAGGTACAATCGCTCATTGATCGCTGGGATATTGATTACATTTATATTGACAGCGCAGCTCAACAAACAAGGTATGATTTCGCGCAGAACTACGACATTTCCACCATCAACGCGAAGAAGTCCGTACTTGACGGAATTGGACATGTGTCAGGGATTATCGACAACGATCTCCTCTTTGTGGATCAAGAAGCCAAAGAATCCATGAGCTGTTTAGATGCGTATCAGTGGGACCCGAACCCAAATCTTATGAAGGAAAAACCGAAGCACAACATGGCATCGCATATGGCAGATGCGTTGCGCTACGCACTATACTCATTTCAAACCTCAAATATATCCTTCTAGCGATACCAACTCAAAAATAATGTTTGACAAGTTAGCTTAAAGTCGATATAATTCTTTAGATAAAAAATAAGGAACCAAAGGAAAATGCCTAAGTTAAAACGTGATTATGTAAAGTATGTACGAGATAAGGCAAAATCTAAGTATGAGAAGGGTTCCTCTTGCAGAATTTGCGGTGCAACAGAGCAGTTAGACTTTCACCATTTTTACAGTCTAACACCTTTGTTGAACAAGTGGTTGAAAGACAACAATCACAATCCTGAGTACATACAAGCACTCCGGGAAGATTTTATAGAAGAACATCATGCTGAGCTATACGACCACACAGTTACTTTGTGTCACAAGCATCACTTAAAACTTCACTCAATTTACGGTAAAGATCCTGCGCTGACAACAGCAAAAAAGCAAATGCGCTGGGTAGAGATTCAAAGAGAAAAACATGGCTTGGTATAATAATTTATTTGGAAGAAAACCTATAGAGGCTGAGGAAGAAAAACTCAACCCTATACAACCCTACCTTGCAAACATAGAATCTTCTAGAGAATTTACAGGACGTTATGAAAGATTTTACGAAAGTTTAGAAGTAGTAAATCGCTCAGTTAATATGGTAATTGATGATACAGCAGCTGTAGATACTGTAGTTAAGCCTGTATCTATGCCTGGTATTATAAAAGGAATTAAAAGAGCAAAAGTAGAGCTTCTTCTTACTAAAGAGCCAAACCCTTTTCAGGATATTAGTACTTTTAGACGTAATCTTATTACTGATTTTATACTAGACGGCAATATTTTTATATATTTTGATGGTGCACATTTGTATCATCTACCTGCGGATAAAGTAGTTATACATGGTGATAAAAGTACTTACATTGAAAAGTATACCTATAATGATATTATATACGGTCCAGACGAAATTATTCATATTAAAGAAAACTCTTTTGAAGATACTTATAGAGGAGTATCAAGACTAAAGCCTGCGATACGAACAATGCAGCTTATGGAAAGAATGAGACACTTTCAAGATAATTTCTTCCAGAATGGAGCAGTCCCCGGTCTAGTACTAAAATCTCCAAATACTCTATCAGATAAGATTAAAGAGCGTATGTTGATATCGTGGCAGACACGATATAGACCAGATACAGGAGGGCGTAGACCTCTTATATTAGATGGCGGTTTAGAGTTAGATAAAATTTCAAATGTAAATTTTAAAGATTTAGACTTTCAAACCTCTATTGAAGAGAATGAAAAAATTATTTTAAAGGCTGTGGGTGTTCCACCAATTTTACTTGATTCAGGTAATAATGCAAACATTCGTCCTAATATGCGTTTATATTATCTTGAAACAATATTACCTATTGTCAAAAAGTTAAATCATGGACTATGTAGATATTTTGGATTTGAAATTGTAGAGGATGTAACCAATGTCCCAGCTTTACAGCCAGAATTGCGAGATAGTGCAGCATATTATACCTCTTTAGTAAATGGAGGAATCATTAGCCCAAATGAAGCTAGAGAAGCCTTAGGCTATGATGCGAGAGAAGAAGCAGAAGACATACGAGTACCTGCAAATATTGCAGGCTCAGCAGCAAATCCAGATGAAGGCGGAAGACCGCCACAGGAAGAGGAAAATGCACAATAAGATTAATTTAGAGAAATTAGCTAAATATTTTGCAGAATACGGACTACCAGAGTCCTATGCACGTTTTAAGAGAGATGGCAGAAAGCCTGTAGCTGATAAAGAAATGGTAAATACAATAGGCGGCTACCAAGTAATGTTAGATCTTTTTAAAGAGAACCACCCAGAATATTGGGAACTAGCTCAACCGAAGGTTGAGGTAGAGCCTGAAGAAAAAGACCCTTTGGAAGCACTCAGGGCAAGTACTACAGAGAAAACTTATGAATAAGATACTACATATGGCCTCAACGTTTAAGTCTCATGCAAATGAAGACGGTAGCGTAATGATTCGAGGTATGGCGAGTACTAATCATTCTGACCGAGCAGGGGATGTAATTGCAGCCGAAGCCTGGACAAAGGGTGGTTTGGATAATTTTCACAATAATCCTGTAATTTTATTTAATCACGACTATGATAAACCTATTGGTCGTGCTACAGGAGTAAAAGTAACAGAGAACGGACTAGAGCTTGAAGCAAAGATTAGTAAATCTGCGCCTGCGGCGGTCTGTGAACTAGTTAAAGACGGTGTCCTTGGAGCCTTTTCCGTTGGTTTCAAAGTCAAGGATGCTGATTACATCAAAGAAACTGACGGATTAATGATTAAGGATGCTGAGTTGTTTGAAGTATCGGTTGTTTCGGTACCTTGCAATCAAGCAGCTACTTTTTCGCTCGCGAAATCATTTGACTCGGAAGAAGAGTACAATGAATTCAAGAAAACTTTCACCAATCGTGTCGATCTAACGGGTCAGTCTCTGACCAAAGATGATTCAAAGGAATCAAAAGTGGTTAGTGACGCACCTAAGCAAGTGGAGAAATCCACTATAAAGGAGACAAAAATGTCCGAAGAAACTAAAACTCCGGAAATCGACTTGGAAGCATTTGCTAAGAAAGTAGCTGATGAAACTGCTGCTAAAATCGCAATGAAACAAGCCGAAGAAAAAGCCGCTGCTCAAGCAGAGGCAGAAGCTGCTGAAGCTAAAGCTTTAGAAGCTCAATCAATCAAGTCAAGCATCGAATCAGGTGTTAAGACTGGTGTTGAAAAACTAGAAGCCGATATGCAAAAAGAGTTTGAAGCTAAAGATGCTGATCATGCTGCTATCGTTGCTAAATATCAAAAAGACCTTGAAGAAAAAGGTGCTGAACTAGAAGCTATGCGTAACAGCAAGCGTGATTTTTCTGGTCGTACTAAAGGCGATATGAGTGCGTGGGGCAAAGAGTTCTTAGGCGCTCACATTCTTGGTAAAATTACTGGAAAAGGTATGGATACTGAGTACGGTCGTGAAATTATGGAAAAAGCTGGCGCTGGTGTAACTCCTACTGGTAATGTAACTATCTCTCTTGATACTACAGTTGCTACTCAGTTCGAAGAAGAAGTTAAGCTAGAGCAACAAGTAGCTGGTCTTTTCCGTGAAATCGCTGTAAATGGTGCTGCTACTGTTCTTCCTGTTAACCCAGACGCTGAGGCAGCTACATTTGCTACTTCTGCGCCTGCTGGTAACTTGGAAAGCAATACTAATGGTGTTGCTAACAGTTCCAATGCCTATAATGTAGGTCAAGTAATCTTGAAGCCACATCGTTTAATCTCAAGCACAAACTTGAGCAACGATACTGATGAAAAGACTCTTGTGTCTCTTCTTCCAATGCTTCAACAGGCAATGGCTCGCGCTCATGCACGTGCTAAAGACAAAATGTGCCTATTCGGTAACGACGATCCTTCTATCTCAGGTTTAGTTGGTGCTGATGGTACTGACCAAGGTGCTGGCCTCTCTACTGATGCTTCTGATCTTGGTGGTCTTGCGGCAACTGACTTCTCTCACGATACTTCGACTGAGATTTTGACTGCTTTGGAAGTTGTAAAAGCTCGTTCAGTAATGGGCAAGTATGGCCTTAACTCTGCAGATCTAGCATTGATTGTTAGCCCAGCAGGTTATATGGAATTGATGCAAGACTCTGCTTTTGCTGATATTTCACAAGTAGGTCAGCTGTCTACTAAAGTATCTGGTGTGGTAGGTTCAATCTATGGTATTCAAGTTATTGTTTCTGATCTCATTACTCGAGGAAATAACACGACTGTATTCTCGCTAGTTAATACTGCTAACTATGTTATTCCACGTCTACGTGGTGTTAACATTGAATCTGATTACTCAGTAACTAATCAACGTACTGATCTTGTTGCAAGTCAGTCAATTGGTTTCGCTGAGCTAGTTGCAGGTTACGCGAATAACAACCCTGCGGTACACGTAATTTACGACGAAGCCGGTTAATAATAGTAGTAATACTTTTAAACTTCGGGGAGGTTCGCCTCCCCCAAGTTTTTACTAATGGACTTATAGAATTATGGCAAATTTAATAGATGTAGAAACCTATAAATTAATGACAGGTATTTCCTCTACTACCCAAGATAGTAGGATTGATGCCTTAGCAACTTCTGTAAGTCAATTAGTAAAAACTTATTGTAATAATACTTTTGTAGACTTTGTTAGTTCTGCAAAAACTGAGGTATTTAATGTAGACTACAACGAACATTTTGTACAGCTTACAGAGACTCCAATTATATCAATTAGCTTTGTATCTGAAAGAGATAAGCCTTCAGATGCTTATACTACCTTAACAGAAAACTCGGACTATTATATTGATACTCTAACAGATACTGTTTTCCGTATCGACGAGTCGGGTAATCCAAAGCAGTTTAAGTCTGGCAAAGGTTCAGTAAAAGTCGCTTATAGAGCAGGTTATAGCACTCTTCCACAAGATCTTGAACTTGCAGTAGTAGATCTAATAACCTATTACTTAAAAGATGAAAGAAAACAACGTCAAACTATTGCAGGGGCAAGTCTTCAGAATCAGACTAGCACTAGTCAGCGAGACAACGTAGGCTTTCCAGACCATATAAAACGAGTTCTGGATTTGTATAAAAACTACTAATGTCCGTATCAGGTTTAGAAAAAGGCTTTTCCAAACCTCTATTGAGAAAGCTAGACGAAGAGGCCAGACGAGCCGTAGTAAAGCAAAGAGGTCAATTATTAATTCTAGCCGATACTGTAGAGTTAGAAAAAGTAATACAGATGGCAGTGCCAGATGCAAAACCTACGGCAACACAGTTAAAACTTGCACTGACAAAGGCACAACAACATGCTCGTAGATTGCAATCCTCTTTTAAATCAAGACATAAAAGAAGATATAATGCAATTATTGCTAAACTACCGCAAATAGGTAGTATAGATGTAAAAGATATTGGAGATACTGTATTTATCGTTACAAGTTTTAGATCCAGTATTACAAGAATTAAAAATACACTACTTACTACTTTAGTTGATGAAGGTGTACTAACAAAATCTGAAAAAGGTGAAATATCAAAAAATCTGCACAAAGGACACGGTAAAGACGGTAAAGCAGTTTCCCAAGTACAGATAGCAAGATCAGTTTCAGATTTAGATGATGCAACAAAAAAGATTTTATTACATAATTTAGAAGCATCGGCAGGGTCTGCAGGACTAGAAGGAATTGATGCCGCTTTTGAAATTGAAAAGATAGTAACAAATGCAAGACAGGTAGTAACAAAGGCAGGTGTACTTGCAGCAGATTATGTATCAGTTATTAGCTTCCAAGCAGGTCCAGGGGAAGAAGGTAATATAGCAGATGCAGCAGGTGAAAAAGCTTTAAAAAGAGTTTGGAGAGACCATATTCGTTCGGTACAGGAAGACGTAATAAATATGCCTGGATCGAGTACTTTAAAAGAAAAAGCTGAAAAAGCAATACTAGACAAGTTTGAAGGAAAGAAAAACCTAAAAACAAACAGAGGCAAGAATAAAAAAGCGAAGCTAGATACAAAAACTAAATCTAGTACTGTACAAAAGGCTAAAAAAGTAGCAGCCCCTGTCAAGAAAGGCAAACCTAAAAAAGGTAAGAAAAATAAAGTAAACCCAAACCAACTTTTTAGCCCACTAGCTATGATAGGTATGCTTAATAAACAGCTACCAGATACGGTTAGAAAAAATATGCAAAGCCCTCAACTAGTAAACCGAACAGGGCGCTTTGCAGATAGTGTAAAAATTACAGAAGTTACACAAACACCTCAAGGGTTCCCAAGTTTTGGGTATACTTATAGAAAAGACCCTTATCAAGTATTTGAAGATGGAGTAGGGGCAGCCCCTTGGGCAAACGGAAATAGAGATCCTCGAGAACTTATCGAAGGATCTATTAGAGAGATTGCTCAACAGATGGCAATCGGAAGATTCTATACTAGGAGAATATAATGGCAACAAGAGATTATACAACGAGAAGATTGGGAATTGTAAATGCTCTTGTTGCAAAATTAAAGACTATAAATGGGACAGGTGCATTTTTAACAAACTTATTTGATAATGTATCTCCCCGATTAAAGTTTTGGGATGAAGTGGAGGATTTTCCTGCGGTTCACCTAAATGCAGGTTCCGAAACCAGAGAATATCAGGGTGGAGGATATAAAGATAGGTTCCTTTCAGTAACTCTTCGTTGTTATGTACAAGACGATGATTCTGTGCAGGCTCTCGATGAGCTACTAGAAGATGTGGAAACTGTATTGGAAGATAACTCTAGACTAGCGTATACAGATCGCCAAGGTGCGACTCAGTATACTCAACAAATCACAATCGTCAGTATAGATACTGATGAAGGTGTACTTGAACCTCTAGGCGTCGGAGAGATGATACTAGAAGTTCGATACTAGAAAATGCAGGCACGAATAAAAATTCAAGCCTTTGCCTTTTCAAGATACATAGGAGAAAACTATGGCCAATAATTTATTTTTTAGTAGAGACACCAGAGTAGTTGTATCAGACGGTACAACCTACTGGGAGATTCCTGTTCTTGATGGGTTCTCTTTCTCTCAAGCAACAAATACTTCAGAGATTACTCTAAACGAGATGTCTTCGGCAGCAAGTGGTAATGCAACTCGTAGAGGTCGTAGAATGTTTAACGATTCTTATGCCCCTGCTGAGTGGAGCTTCTCAACATACGTTCGTCCTTTCAAGTCAACTATTGATGCAGCAAATGGCTGGGACGGAACTTCTGCACAAATGCACGCAGTAGAGGAAGTTCTTTGGGCCGCTCTTGTTGGTAATGGAGCATTCACCGCAGGTGTTTCAGGAAGTGAAAGCGACTCTAACTCTGCATGGAGTGCTGACCAAGGTATTGCACAAACTGCGACAGCTTTAACTTTTGACTTTGAAGATTCAAATACGGCTTCCCTGAAAGAACTTGCTATATACTTTATCATGGGACAAGGCGATTACGATGCTGGTACGCATACAGTTTACAAAATTGATGGCTGTTGTGTAAATGAAGCTTCTGTTGATTTTGATATTGAAGGTATTGCGACAATTAACTGGAGCGGTTTCGGTAAGATAATTAGCGAAGAAGCTGCTGCTCCAACCGTAAGTATTTCAGAAGGAACTACAAGCACTGCTAACTTCATTCGCAATCGCTTAACAACTTGTGCTGTGACTGCGACAACCGCAGAAGATATTGAATCGGAATATAGTCTAACTCTAACAGGCGGTAACATTACCTTTAGTAATAATATTACTTTCTTAACTCCTGAGACTTTAGGTGTTATTAATCAGCCTATTGGTCACGTTACGGGTACTAGAAATATTTCGGGCAGCTTTACTTGCTACTTAGGCAATCATGCTGCAGGAAGTGCGGACTTATTTGAAGACTTAATTGAGTCTACAAACACTATTACAAACGACTTTGAGTTAGTCTTTGCTGTTGGTGGAGATTCTGCGCCAAATGTTACAATTACTTTGCCGACTTGTCACTTAGAAATACCTTCACATAGCATTGAAGATGTTATTTCTTTGGAAACTAACTTCCATGCGCTACCATCAACTATTGACGGAGCAGATGAAGCAAGCATTGTTTATAAGGGACCAACCCTGTAACATAGCAAAAATATTTCTTGACATTTATGGTCTATTAGACTATAATATGAAATAGAAAAAGTTAAGAAGGGGTCTTTTTCAGACCCCTTTTTATTACCTGGAGAGTTATGGCTAATTACAATATTAAAGAGCAAGCAAAGGTTTACATAAGAACCAACAACACTTTTTATCAAATAGAAGTGCAGAAAAACTTAAGCTTCAGCCAAACTTTCGCGGATTCAGTTACTGCTGTTAAAACTTTGCAGAATAGTACAAACTATTTTGGTCGTTCTAACATTAAAAAAGCAAATGTTGCAAACTTTTCGTTTACAATGCTTATAATTAAACAAGACTACTTTAAAAAGGTACATGATTTATTATTAAGCGGTGACTCATTTGATTTGTATATCGAAACAAATCAAGATATTTGGAAACTAGAAAAAGCGGTCATTACAGAAGGGGCTTACCAAATCGAGCGATCTGAACCCCTGAAATTGAACGTTAGTGGAAAAGCTTCCAAACTTTCTAAATACGGTACTGTTGGATCTGTTACGTTCCCTTTTGGAACAGTAGATTCAAACTACAATACAGGTGCAAAAGACTACTTAATGCTAAAGTATTTACAGGTTATAGTAGGTGGTACTGATATTTCTTCAGGTATTGTTTCATTAAAAACACAGTTGCAGAATAATGTAGAATGGTTAAAAAACCATACTGTTCAAGCAGGGTTAAATGTTACTAATGAAACAAATGCAATTTTCCCCCAAGATTATGTGATAACTAAAAAATCTTTTGCTGGAAGCATTGGTTCATATCTCACAGATGACAATGATAACTTCTTAAACAAATTCAATGAAGCAACATCGTTATCAATAAAAGCGGGGGAGCTAGACTCCAACAGTAACTTCTATGGGTTTCATTTTAACTTAGGTTCTGGTGCAGTCTCGTTCACAAATAGGATGGAAGCAAAAAGCGTATTCACTCAAAGTACTGATTGGAAGCTTGTTACTAATCCTACCCTTTCTACATCAATTATTTATTCAACTGTATAATTAGGAGCAGCAATGGAACTTAAAAAACTAATGATCGACACTAAGTCGGTCTGGATAGACTTTCCAGGTCTATCAGGCTTTCAGGTAGAAGTCGTAAATCTATCTAGGAAAGAATTAACAAACTTACGCAAAAAATGTACTGGTCAAAAATTTGACAGAAAAACCCGACAAGTAGTAGAGCAGCTTGATGAAGAAAAGTTCGTAACAGAATTTACCAAAGCTGTAGTTAAAGGATGGAAAGGTTTAAAACTAGGTCATCTTGAAACATTACTACTTATTGATATGACAGGTAAGTCAGCGGATGAAGAACTAGAGTATACCCCAGAAAACGCAGAAACTCTTGTTAGTTCTTCCACAGAATTTGACACATGGCTAAACGAGGTAGTGTTTGACCTCGATAACTTTCGCACAGGATCAAAAGGACCAGTTGTTCGAAAGGCTGGAGCGGTACTTCCAGAATAGCGATGTAAAGATGACGAAGGATCGTTATCTTGAAATGTGTGAACAGTTAAACCAAGAACCTGATCCGGAAAGAATGCCTCCAGAAGCCGAGGACTTTCCGGGTATAGTAATAGATGCTATAAACTGTTACAATGCTTTAGGCGATAATATTGTTGCAGATATAGGGTTTCTAGGGAAAGATTATACTAGTTTACCTTATTATTTTGAAATTTATGAAGTAAATAGTATAGAAGACAAAACCTTATTTTTAGAGATTCTTAATTATTTAGAATCAAGAGCTATTAAGCACTCTCAGGAACAACTTAAAAAAGAGAGGGAAAAGCTAAAGAGAAAGAGATAGTGGCAAACAATACAGTTACGCTAACCTTTAAAATCAATAGTGATGGAAAGCTAGAACAAGTAGCGAAGCAAGCTGATAAAGCTGCTGCGTCAACTAATCGAGCCGGAGCTGCTGCTGATAAGTATAGCAAAAAACAGAAAGGTGTTGCTCAAGCTGGAATGAACAGCACTAAAGCTTTCTCTAAAATGTCAAATCAGCTAGATGGCGGAGGTGGCTTAGTTGCCGCCTACGCAGGTCTTGCCGCAAACATATTCGCACTAACAGCGGGTTTTGGAGCTCTATCTAGAGCAGCGCAAGCCACCCAACTAGAAAAAGGTTTGGTGGAAATGGGTAAAGCAAGCGGTCTTGCAATGCACACCCTATCTAACGGACTTGTACAAGCCACAGGACACGCAATTAGTCTTGAAGAAGCAATGCGGTCTGTAGCCCTTATTACTAGTGCAGGTATAGATGCTAGTCGAATAGAAGAGTTTGGTGCAGTAGCACGTAAGGCTTCTGTAGCTTTGGGTCGTGATTTACAAGACTCTATGAACCGCCTTACTCGAGGTGTTACAAAACTAGAACCTGAACTACTTGATGAATTGGGTATTATGGTTCGTCTTGATGAAGCTACTGAAAAGTATGCTCAAAGCATTGGCAAAAGTGCCAGCGATCTTTCAAACTTTGAGAAAAGACAAGCCTTCTTGAATGCAACTCTTGAAGAGGGCGAGAAGAAGTTTGGAGCATTGGGAGATGTTGATGTAAACCCTTTTGATAAGCTATCTGCATCTTTACAAAATTTGGCAAAATCCGGTCTCGGAGGTTTGGCAAATGTAATCTCTCCTATAGTTAAATTCCTTTCTGAAAAACCTATGGCACTTACGAGTGTTCTGATTCTTTTCGCATCAACAATATCTAGTCAAGTTCTTGGAAGCCTAGCTTCTATGACTCAAAAAACAAAAGATCAGGCTAAGGCTACTGCAGACTTAAATCGTAAAAAACTTACTGATATTTCTCATATGAATAGATCTTCTCAAACTATGAAAGATGTTATTCGTTCGATGAAAGACGGCAAGGTATCTACTCAAGAATATGACAAAGCGATAAAAGGACAGCACAGATCCCAAGCCACAAATCTAGGACTCCTTAATAAAAGAATAAACCAAGAAAAAGCTTTAGGCATTCAAGGTAAAACCTTGAGTGACACTAATAAACGCTTAGGTATTTCTCAAGGAGAATATAATCAAAGAGTTAAAACGTCTAATAAAATTATTACTCGACTAAATATTTCTCAGTCTCAAGGTAGACAGTCTGCAGCTCAGCTAGCCGCTGCAAAAGCACAAGCAGCTATTGCTGAAGGCCGCTTCGGTGTAGCGATGAAAAATGTACGAAGAGCCATTGTACTACAAACAGCATCTCTAAAGATAGCCTCTAGATCTTTAGGAACTTTTGCAGGGGCAGCAAACTTCGCAAGTGTTGCTTTAAAGGGGTTAGCAATGGCAGCCAAAACAGCGGGTGCTGCTCTAATGAGAATGCTAGGTGTTATAGGTATGGTTGTTATGGCAGTTCAAATGGC